CCAGGCTACTCAACAATCAAAAATGATTGAGCAGCGAAAACGTAATTTACCATCTATAAATTTCGAGTCTAATGAGGATAGTTTAGATGGTTTTGATTTAGCAGAATTTGAGCCAAGATAGGCTAAAAATAAATATAATATAATTATTAACTTTGTAAAAAATTTAATCAAATGGATATAAAAGTAAAAGAAGTAAGTTTAGTTGAAGAAAAATCTGCTCAAGAAATTGAAGCGGAATTATTAAAAAAACACGAAGAGGAAACGCAAGCAGCTGAGCAACCTGTAGTGGAAGAGCCTGTAAAAGAGGATTCTACCACAGAAAACCCTGCAGAAGCTGAAGCAAAAGAAAAAACTCCCTCGTCAGAGTTAAATGACGAAGACGTTCTTTCATATATTAAAAATAGATATGATAAAGAAATAAACTCAGTAGATGATTTATTTGCTCAACAAAAAGCAAATGAAGAATTACCTGAAGATGTTTCTGCATATTTTAAGTATAAAAAAGAAACTGGTCGAGGAATAGAGGATTTTGTAGCCTTACAAAAAGACTACAACTCTATGGAAGACGATCAGGTCTTAGCTAATTATTATAGAACTACCGAAGATGGGTTAGATGCTATAGATATTCAAGATATGATTGAGGAGAAGTTTATGTTCGATACGGACTTAGATGAACCCAAAGATGTTAAGAAGAAAAAATTAGCTAAAAAACGAGAACTTGCGAAAGCAAAGAAGTTTTTAAATGAACAAAAAGATAAATATAAAGTCCCTCTTGAGTCAAGCGGGGGTGGGTTATCGGAAGATCAGGAAAAAAATCTTAATGCTTATAAGAGTTATAAAGAGGAATCGGAAGCTGTAAATGACCTTTTAGTTAAAAGACACGACTTCTTTCTCAAAAAAACCGATGAGGTTTTTAGCGATGGATTCAAAGGTTTTGAGTACAACGTAGGAGAAAAGAGTTTTACCTTTAAACCAGGAGATGCAGCTGAAGTAAAAAATCGACAAGCAGATTTCTTAAACTTTGTTTCTAAATTTCAGGACAAAGATGGAATGATGGTTGATGCAAAAGGATACCATAGGGCTTTAGCGGCTGCTATGAATCCTGAAAAATTTGCACAGTTTTTTTACGACCAAGGTGTAGCCACCACGGTTGAAAGTGTAGCAAAGAAGTCTAAAAACATTGATATGGAAGTAAGACCTACTGCGCCAACATACAACAAAGATGGTTTAAAAATCCGAGCTGTAGGAGACACGAGTAGCGGAAGAGGACTCAAAATTAGAAGTATTAAAAAAGTTTAACTAAAAAAATTATAAAATTATGGCAGTACAAGCAGCACCAGGATGGGATTTGCAGCCTTCAGCGCAGAAACAGGTCTTGGAAACAAACTACATAACAAACTTTGATTTCTTGAATCAGTATCTTCCTGATACTTATGAAAAGGAATTTGAGCGTTATGGAAATAGAACAATTGCTTCTTTCCTTAGAATGGTAGGAGCAGAAATGCCGACTAACTCAGATATGATTAAGTGGGCAGAGCAAGGTAGATTACATACTAAATACACTAACTGTACTCTTGCAGGTGGTGGACCAGGTGTAGCTACAACAGCAAACGTAACAATTAATGATGCGTTTGACCCTACATTAGTGGCAAACCAAACAACACCAGCGGTTAGAATAGGACAAACAGTTATGTTATCAGATAACGTAGCAGGATCTACTCTAAGCAATAAGGCGGTTGTAACAGCAATTAATGTTGGTGCAAACCCATTAGTAATTACAGTAGCATTTTACGAAGCAACTCAGTTAGTACCTAACGCAGGAGTTGGATGTACAATGTTTATTTATGGTTCTGAATTTAAAAAAGGTGAAACAGGAATGCAAGGATCTCTTGAGTCTGATGACGTATTCTTTTCTAACAAACCAATTATCCTAAAAGACACTTACCAAGTAAGTGGTTCTGATATGGCTCAAATTGGATGGGTAGAAATAACATCAGAAAACGGAGCAAACGGCTACCTATGGTATCTTAAATCTGAACATGATACAAGATTACGTTTTGAGGATTACTTAGAAACATCAATGATTGAAGCAGTTCCTGCAGCTAATGGCTCAGGTGCTGAATCAGCATTAAGTACAGCAGCTGGTGGAGCAGGCATTGTAAATGCAGGTTCTGAAGGTATCTTCTATGTAGTAAATGATAGAGGAAATGTGTGGGGCGGTGGAAACCCAACTACACTTGCAGGATTTGATTCAGTAATTCAAAGACTTGATAAGCAAGGAGCTATTGAAGAAAACGTGATTTTCGTAAATAGACAATACTCATTTGATATTGACGATATGTTAGCAGCCCAAAACTCTTACGGAGCAGGTGGAACTTCATATGGTTTATTTGATAATGATGCAGATATGGCTTTAAATCTTGGATTTACAGGATTTAGAAGAGGTTATGACTTTTACAAGTCTGACTGGAAATATCTTAACGACCCTACTATGAGAGGCGGTATTAGTGCAGGAGCAGTTAATGGACTATTAGTTCCAGCTGGTTCAACTTCTGTATATGACCAAATCTTAGGTAAAAACGCTAAGAGACCATTCTTACACGTAAGATATAGAGCTTCTGAAACTGAAGACAGACGTTATAAAACTTGGATCACTGGTTCAGCTGGTGGAGCAAGAACATCTGACTTAGATGCAATGACAGTGAATTTCTTAAGTGAAAGAGCAGTTTGTACTTTAGGTGCAAACAACTTCTTCTTATTCCAGCAATAAGTTGAATTAACTAAAATTAGGGGAGTGTAAAAGCTCCCCTTATATTTATTTTTAAATTAAATTAAATTATATTATAATGAAAACAGAAAAATATACTACCAAATTTTATAGGTTAACAAACAACAGAAAACCTTTATCCTATATGTTAGCCTCCCGACATTCGAGGCGTTCACCCTTATTACATTTTGATGCAGAAACAGGAGTAAACAAACCTTTACGTTATGCGCGTAATCAAAAATCACCTTTTGAAGATGAGCAAGATGGAAATGCAATTTTAGAACCTGTAGTTTTTGAAGACGGAATGCTTGTTGTTCAACGAGAAAATCAAGTCTTGCAAAAATTTCTACATTACCATCCTCAACGAGGACAGGTTTTTGAAGAGGTTAATAAAGAAGCAGATGCATCTCAGGAATTAGAAAGAGTAGAAAAGGAATTAGATGCGCAAATTGCGGCTAAACAACTCTCTACAGATAAACTAATTATGGTTAGCCGAGTGCTTATGGGAAGCAATGTGGATAAAATGACTATCCCTGAATTAAAAAGAGATATTTTAGTTTTTGCTAAAAATGATCCTGCTGACTTTATGAGCATTCTTAATGACCCTATGCTTGATTTACAAGATACGGTTTACCAATTTTTTGATGGACAACTCTTAAGTTTAAGAAATCAAAATAAAGATGTTTATTTCAATTTACCTAAAAACAAAAAGAAACTTTTAACTGTGCCTTATGGAGAAGATTACTCATATATTGTAGCTTCATATATGCAGTCTGATGAAGGTCTGGAAACATTTAAGTTGTTGAAAAAATACCTAAATAAGAAAGAAAAATAAAGCTTATCTTTGTGGAGAGAATATTCTCATATAACCTTTAATGTTATTATTTATTATGGAAAAATTTTTAAAAATTCCAGTAACAAATGAACAAGAACAACTTGTTTCTGTACTGGATGTAAAATTAGTAGAACAAGCTACTACTACAACTGTAACTCTCGCTTATGGTTCTGGTAAAGTTGTAACTATTACACACGCAGCGATTTCTGCTTCAAGTGAAGCAATGAGAGACGCAGTACAAGATGCTATGGTAGAAGCCCTTGCGACAGGCTGGACTGAGGTATCTTATGACTACGTTCCTAATTCCGCAGTGAGCGGTATAGCTATAGCGTAATGCAGAGTTCAATGCAAAAATTTGTAGAAGTTGATGTTCAAGATGTCGCATTAACAGGAACATCCACAGGCGATCAATCAGGAAACAATAAAGTTGAAGATACGGGAGCGTTTTCATCAGGAGTAGCAATAGGAGATATTCTCCATGATACAACTGATGACAGAATGTATACTGTAGCAGCTCTTGATAGTGCTAATATCTTGTCTTTAACTCCTATTGGAGCAACACAAGGTAATGGCGTAGGAAATGCTAAAAGCTTTATCATTTATTCTGCAACAGCTTCATCAAAGCAATTAATTGCTTCTTCTGGAGTTGTATTAGTAGAAAATGCAGCAGCTGACCCAATCAACAGTGAAGTTAATATTCAATATGGTGGGGCAAGTGGTATAGCAGTAAAAATCACACACGCTGCAGTAGCGGCTGGTGATGAAATGATGAGAGATGCTTTTCAAGACGCAGTAGAAGCTTCCTTGATACAAGCGTGGCCGTTAGTAAAATACGAGTGGGAATTACCACCAAGTAAGGTACTTACGATCAACGTAGTTTAATCTAAGCTAACTGAAAATAGAAGAGGTCTTAAAAAAAATAAGGCCTCTTTTTTTTTCTTATCTTTGTACAAACAATCTCCTTATGATAGATGATGTAAGAAATACTGTATTAGCAATAGCTAATAAAAACAATTATGGATATATAAGTCCACAGGATTTTAATCTATACTGTCAACAAGCTCAAATGGATTTGTTTGAGGATTATTTTTATCAATATAATAATTGGGTTACAAAACAAAACCTAAGGGTTTCTGGTAGCGGTTATGCAGATATAGTAAAAAACTTAGAAGAAGTAATTGATTTGTTTTCTCAAGAAGTTTTTCTTACACAAGTAGGAGTGGCTAACACTTATTCTCTCCCTGCAGATTACTATTTAATTAATAAATTATTTTATTACCCAAACTCTTTAGCGTCAGGGACTAATACTTTTGTTGCGGCTTTTAAATTAACCGATTCCACTGCTGCATTTTCTAATTTAACCAATCCTAACACTCCTCCTGTAGGAAGTATTATAGTTAATACCACTACTGGGACTCAGTGTTATGTTACAGCAGTAGATGATTCTACAACGCTTTCTATTAGTGCAAATATTATGAACTTAAATGATGCTTATATTATTTATTCAAACACTAATGTAGCTGAGGTAGAAAGAGTGAGTCAGAACAAGTTATTTTATCTTACCAGCTCCCCTTTAACAGCACCAAGCAATCAGTTTCCTGCTTATGTTTTAGATGGAAATACAATAACAGTGTATCCTTCAACTATTGATGGATCTCGAAGTGTTAAGACGCAATACATACGCTATCCCTTACCTCCTAAATGGACTTATAGTATTATTTCAGCCAGTGAGGGGACTCCAATTTTTAATGATACTCAGGCAGATTATCAAGATTTCGAGCTTCCGTTATCTGACGAGCCAACGCTGGTGGCAAAAATATGTCAGTACGTGGGGATAGAAATAAGAGAAGAAGATGTTTATACTTTTGGAACAACAGGGGTAACGCAAGAAAACACAGAAGAAAACGCACAATAATATGGCTTATATAACAGATTATCAATATTACGAAAACGGTGGTGTAAATCCAGAAAATGAAAACTGGGGGTCATATCAATATGTTACTTTACAAGAAGTGGTAAGTAATTTT